CAGGACATCCTTGGCCGCCAGCTTCAGGTCAGCCTTCAGCACACGCTCATTCGCCTTAGTCATGGCGCGGGCATCAGCCTCGCGCTGCCAATCCTCGGGGGTCTTCTCGTCGCCGGGCTTGGGTGCGCTGAGTGCGTCAAGCTGGTCCTGGAGGGCCTTCTTCGCGGTCTTCTCAGCGGCAAGCTTGGCCTTCATGGAGTCCAGCGCACGCTTGCCGGGATCGCCTAGGGCTTCGGAGCCGTCCGGGTCAGCGTCCGTCCCGCCGCCGTCCGCGTCGGTTGTGCCAGTGGGGGGCGTGTCGTCGCTAGTAGCGGCGCCGGGGTCAGCGTCGAGCGGTGCGGGGGGCGTGATGGGATCGGGCATTGCGTTTCCTTTTCGTCAGCCCCATTGCGGGGCATAAGAAAACCCCCAGCCATTGCGGCAAGGGGTTGGTGGTACTTGTGTGGTTAGCGGATGTAGGAATACTGCCTCAACAGGCGAATGGCCTCTTCACGGTTACCGTTAGCCAGGCGGAATATCTCTTCGGGCATCATGCGCTTGAGTGTCACGCCGCGGGACAGTGCACTGGCCGAATAATTGCCGTTCGATACCCCAAACAGGCCCCGCTTGGTCGTTCCCTCGGTCGTGGCCTCCAAGCCGCCCTTGGTGACATACATGCCACGGCGGGCGTTGACGACCTGGCTCATGTCCGCCCCAGCCTCAATGGCATCAGCCCCGGCCTTGCCGAACGTCTTGACCCGCGCCTCATCAGAGAGCGAATCAAACCATTCCTTCGGATTTGTCGCCTTATACCCGGCCACATCCTCATCAACCGGGATATTCACACAATGGCAGCGCGGGTGACGGGCGAATGCCGTGTCGTTGTAATAGACCGAACCAGCCAACACCACGCACCGCGAACACGCACCGCCTTGACACATGCGCACATACTTGGCGGGCCTGAAATACGGCTTCACCGATCCGTCATCGCCGCGGATCATGGTCCGCCCGTTGTCGGACTGGATGTTCGCCCATGAGGGCGGAACCGTGTCCCGCATGAACATGGACACCATGTTCGCCATTGAGCCAGCCTCGGCAACCTGCGTCTCGACAGCCGTGCGCAACGCTGCGGCGCCGGCATCCATCGCGTCACCCTCCGAGAACCCGGCAGCGATGGCCTGCTTGGCTGTGACCGGGCCCGTGAGCAACAGACCAGCCAGCGACCGGCCGTCAGAAGCGACACCAGCGAACGCACCAGCCGTCAATGGCGCATCCGTCAAGGACACGCCGCCGAAAGCGCCGGCCACGCTCTCAATGTACGGGTCAGCGTTCGCGGCCATCACAAACTGTGCACGCTGCACCGTCGTGAACGCCGCAACCGAAACACCGCCCCAGCTCGCGGACATCGACGCAGGATTCACGCCACGCCACAAACCCACAACCACATTCGCGGCACGACCGGCCAAAGCAATCTGTTTCGCCTGATAAGCCGACGCGACACGGTCAACCGCAGCGACTAGTGCGTCATCGACGGCCATCACGGGCTAAGCCGCAGTGCCAGTAGGTCTCGCACCATTATCAACGGTCGCGTTGTTGCCGATGGATGACGCGTTCAACAGGTCACCGATACCCGCAGCCATATTCCGCTGCGTCTCAGCCGCCTTCATGTCCATGATCCGGGAGATCTCAGACGGCGAATGGCCCTGCTTCTCCAGCAGGTACTCGAACGGGTAACCGGACTGGATGTCCTTCACCATCGCATCGGCCCGCTGAGCCTCAGAGCGCGACTCGGAGTCCTTCCACTTGACCACGCCAAGCTTCGCCTCCTGTGCCATCTTGTCATCGCCCTTCTGGATGGCGATCAACTCAAAGACGTCCCTAACCCGCGGCTCGAAGAAGTCCTTAGCCTGCGTCACCTTCTGGACCAAGCCAGCCTCAGCAGCCATAATCGCAGACTCGGACAGGTTCGACATGCCACCATTGGTAATCAGATACTGCGGGGGCGTGCGGGTCTGCGCCGCGATATGCCGCACAGCCTTCTCAATCGTGTCCGTGAACACATCAAGTTTTGAAGAGTCAAACTGGCCGATGGTCGTATTCTGCCCCGTCAGCCACAACATGCGGCCTTGGGTCAGCTTTTCCTCGTCAATGTCCCGCTCACCGATCTTGACGCCATTCGCGTCCATGATCGGGATCTTCGGCGGGGCCTGCCCCATGATCACACGGGCGGGCATCGAAGCGTAGTCAGCAGCGTTGAACAGGTACGCCCACAGCAGGTTGATAGCGTTCTGCATCGGAATAACGCCCTGGATCTCCGACAGCGGGCCAGTGCCAAGCACGGGTCGGTTCGGGAACTCCACCAACGGGACAACGCCCAAGTGGTTTACGCCGGACGCCTCTTCATCCATAACCCAGCCGCCATCAAAAGACAGTGAGGAAAGGACGGTTTCAGGCAGCGCGAGGCCAGTAAAACCGGCGAAAACGCGGGCACGGGAGAACTTGTAGACATAATCGGGATCGTAAAGGGTGACGAATTCCTTATTAGCGTCCAGATCATCCCAGATCACCATGCCGTACTTACGGCGGCGGTTCGTCTCCGCGTCATACCAGACAATCGCCTGCCGGGCATCGCGCCACGTAATGATCGGTTCGCCGGCAGGATCGCCCCACACGAGAGCGAAAGACCGCCGTGCGATCATCGCGTCAAGGAATCCCTGCGAACTCCACGAGTCCTGCTCATTCAGCAGCCACGAATCATAGAGGCTCTTCTCGCGCTTCGACTGCCGCGAACTGGTCGATGATGGCAGCTTGAAGCCCTGCACGGCGATACGCTCCGACGCAGCATTGACCACAACCTCACACCAGTTGTCAGTGAAGCCCTTATACCGCGAAGAGTTGAAGTTCTTCCACTCCTTCGACGCGAAGGCGAGCGGCTGGTTGCCCTGGTAGAACTCCTTGAACTCCGTAGCCTCCTGCCCGCGATACTGCAAGATGCGGTAAAGGCGGTTTACCTGCTCCGTGGCTTCCTGTTTGGTAAGCAAGCAATCCCCCTCAGAAGACGTAGGTATATTCGGGCTCAGTCACGGCATTAGCGCCAGACGCCACAGCATCAGCAGCAGCCTCATGGGCCAGCACCGACGACATGGCAAGGTCAATCTTTTGGAGCTCGGACGCCTTGCCGAGGATGTACGTCTGGCCTTGACGGGCGCGCTCCACCGCGTTACGCATATGGAATGCCGTGGTTTCGCAACCGTCATGGGAGAACTTCGAATCCGGCTCAATAATGTCCGTCTTCATCCGCTCCAACGTGGCGTGCATCTGCGAGATACGGTTAGTCCGCCACTCGAAAAACACCTTGTCCCCGTAGGCCGCTTTCCATTCGTCCAGCTCGGTCTCAAACTTGAACGGGTCACAGTAGGCGCGGACGATCTCAAACTGGTTGTTGATGTCCTCCCACGCCCGGTGAATCTCCGGACGCGGCACACGGCCATCCCAGTTACGCGGATCCCAGATCGTTTCCCGCTCACCATCGAAATAGCGTGGCGTGAACTGCTGGAAGTCCAACGTCTCCAAGCGGATCCCGGTCACGTCATTCGTTTCCGAGCCGTCGAACCCGGCACAAACCTTCGTGCGCGGCTTCACAGTGAACTGCGCCTTCCGCGATTCCCACTGACCAGGCTGCAACCATGACCGTGAGCCCGCCACGATCCGGTTACCGAAGAACCGTTCCGCCTCAGCCGGGTTGGCCTCCATCACCGATGCGGCCTCAGCCTCAATCGAACGGATATCAACCCACGGCGAAAACTGGTAGTTGAACGCGAAAATCTTCTTGCGGTCAGCCTTCAGTTTGAAATTCAGCTTCGGATCCGGGGGGAAGTAGTGCTTATAGACGTCCTTCTGCCGCGACTCATGCAACGCCTGAGCCTGCGAATTCTCCGCGGGGTCATAGCAGTTGGTCGAGCACGACATCCGGCCGCCCATGCCGGCAGTACCGCGGGCCAGGGTGCGGAAGAACTTCTTCATCTTGTTTGAATCAGTCCACAGCCCGATCTCATCCGGGAAAGCGTGCGAGATACGGGCACCCAGCCTTCCATCAGCCTTCGAGGTCACCGTCTCGATACGTGAGTCACGGTTCTTGTTCGGATGCTTAATGAACGCCTCGCCGGTCTTCAGCAGGTTAGCCAGCGGGCCGTTATCGATCATGGGCACCAGCGCGCCCCAAGTGTTCTCCACTTGATCCTCAACGACAGCCGCTATCTGTATGCGCGGCGTTGCCCACGGCCGGCCCATAGGCTCGCCAGTGGCATAGTCGTACTCCCAGCCACACGGGCAACCGAAGTCCTTACATCGGTACACCTGCCCAGTCTCAGCCCAGCCATTGAACAGCGCCGGCCCGACGAACTCAAAGACAGCCTGAGACGCAATACCGGGAGACTTGCCGATCTTCTGCGCAGCCATCCACAGCCCAACACGGTGAGCGAAGGCTACGTTCTTATCGCCAAGCTTCGCGGTCGGCCGAACCTCGTAATAGTTCGCCAGGTAGACGGCATGATCAACGGTCGGCGTAAACGGATCCCCGGCAGTGTCACCCTCGGGAACTACGCAATGAGCCTGGATCCATCCCGTAGCCAATCGGCCCATGTGGATCTTCGGGATGGTGTAATCATGCTCCACGGACCTTCACGCCAGAGAAGAGGTCAGTGACGTTGCTGGATGGCTTGGCGGTGGCATTCTGCTCAGCGATAGCAGCGGCGGTGTCCGGCCTAGCGAACAGCCAGCCATTCTTCTTGGCGCCACCAACCGTCAAGCCCAGATCCTCGCCCATACGGATCCGCACGCCCAACAGCGCTGCTGTCGGCTCGCCTTCGGATGCCTCAATCGAGGCTGTCACGCGGCAATGCAGGGCGACGTCAATCTCCTGCGAGTTCGCAATCCACATGTAAGCGTGGCCCTGGCTCCACAGCCGGTCCCACAGTTCAAGCTCGCGGGGCGTGGGGTCGATCAAGGGAAACTCGGGGACCGGGCCGGTGTAGGAGTTCGGGAGAGTTACAAACCCGTCCTTGCCAGCCTGTCGGAATGAATCTGGGTCGGGCGCGGGGCCACTGCGTGCACGAGCTCCACCACTGGTCATTGC